TCAGGGTGCCGCGCACCTCCATGGCGTCCCACCCCGCCTCCCGAAGCACAAGACCATCGAATGATGCCTCGACGGTATCCGGCTGCGACGCCAAGACAATCTCGATCAGGATGGATGGCGGGCTGCTCAGGGAGCGGATCAGGTTCACAATGGCCCGGTCGATGTTACTGATGACCAGCCGAGCCTCGCCGGGCATGTCCGGGTCTTCCGCTGGAAGTTCCAAGCTGAACACGTACCCGACAAAGATATTGCCACGGCTGGTGATGCTCTCGGTGTTCGACACGAACATGAGCGGCGCATCCAGCGATGGGTGCGAAATGGTGAGCAGCGCCAGCCACACCTCATCGCTGTTCTGAGAGAAGATCGACGTAAGACCGGCGGTTGAAAGCACCCTCATAGCAAGGTCACCACGCTCATGAAAATGTCCACGAAGCTTCCACTTCCACCGACCTTGTATTGCGGCGGGCTGCCGGTGAACTGAAAGGTTGTGGCGACCTGCGTGACCGGATGAACCCAAGTGAAAGGCAGGGTGCCACTGGCAAGCGTGGTGATGTAGAAGTCCTCAAAGATGGTGCGCTGGCTCATATCACAGCGCACGGCAAACTGGATCGGTCGGACGTTCTGCGTGAACCGGCGACGGCTTTTGGGCGGACCACGGTCTGCCGGGCTTTCGATGCGGTTGTTCGGCAAGGCTTCGCCGTACCCGCCCTCAAGGACGTACTGCGGGAGAGTTCCGGGCCAAGCGGCGTATGCCATCAGATCACCTCACCGTTGGGATGCGCTGCACACCATAGGACGAGCGCATCGGTGCGTCAAAGGCACCGCCTTTGATCTGGTCCCGAACCTCGTCGCGGATGGTCAGCGTCAGAGCGCGGCGACCGTCCGGGCCGACGCTTTCCTGTTGCTCCAAGGCCGGAGCGGATGCGCTGCGGTAGTCGTTGATGATCACCGAGTTTCCACCCCCGCCGCTGGCCACCACACCGAGTTTCCCATTGGCGTTTCTGGTCAGGGGCATGACAGCCTCCGGACCTGCCTCTCCGAGCATTCCGGCCCCGCCAGCCATCGGGAAAATGCGCGGCGAATGGAACACCCCGCCAGATGCAAATGCCAAGATGCGCCCGCCAGAGAACACGTTCCCGTCCGCGCTGCCGACCATATTGCCCATCATGTCCACGAACGGCTTCGTGATGTACTGGTGCATTGCCGCCGTGGCGATATCGGCGATCAGGCTCTTGAGGATTTTGTCGCCCTCGATCTTGCCGGTCATGATGCCTTCGCGGATGGCGCTTTCCAGAGACGATCCGATGGCCGACGCCCCGGCCTTCCACGTTTCAACGAACGGGTTGACGGTCTGCTCCGCCAGATGCTTGGCATCGACTTCCTTGGTGATCTGCTTCCGCAGTTCCTGTTCGTAATTCGGCGGAACCTCCATGCCCTTGTCCCGAATGTCCCGCATGGCGGCTTCAAGGCGAAGCTGGATTTCCTTCTCGCGGGTCAGCTTTCCGGCGAGCGACAGTTCCAGAACCGCCTGATCGGCAGAGGAAGTCTGCGAGCGAAGCTTCTCGGCAAGGTATGCCTTGTCGTCCGCTTGCTGCTTGGCAATGACAGCAGCCCGGACGGCCTCCTCCTGCCCCGGGGCGGCGCTGCCTACCGCATCGTCCACTTCCTTCTGCCGCGCCATGCTGGCGGCCTCGGCGGCGGTCTTGGCGGTTCCTTGAGCGATCAGGTACTGCGCCTGCTTTTCCAGATCAGCGATGTGCTGCAGCGTCCCGGTCATCGCCGCCGCATCGGACGCCGACGCGCCAGCCGCCACGGCTTGCGCGCCCGTGGGCAGGAACTGCATGACGTTTTCGGCGTAATTCTTGTCGCCTTGGGCCGTGGACGATCCGTTGTAAAGCCGAAGCGCCGCCGCAAGGCCCTGCGGTGTGGAAATGTCGAGCCCCGCATTATTGGCGCGGGCGCGGAAGTACTGAGCCCCGAACGTGATGTTGGCCACAGGGTCGGTCAGAGTGGATGGATCACGCGGCGAAAGCCCATACCCGGGGTCTTTCGCAGTGCTGGGCAGAATTTGCATCAGGCCCACAGCGCCGGTCGGTGAAACGGCATTGGGGTTGAAGCCGCTTTCCCGCTGGATCATCGCCGCGATCACCGACGCCGGAACGCCGGTTGCCGCCGCCGCCGCGTCGATGGCTCCCTGATACTGCGAAGGAACCGCTCCGGCCCCGCCGCCCATCATGACCGACCCAGCCGCGCCTTGGAGTTGCGGGGTGAACTGCGCCCCAGCCGACAGCGAGCGCCGGAGTGCCTCGACCTGCCCCTGCGTCTGGCCGTTCTGAATGGCCGCGTTGATCTGCGCCGTGATCCCGAGTTGAACCTGCTCGTTCCACAGGCGCTGCGCGTCTGCGGCTTCCTTCTGGATGATCAGGAGAGCCCGGGTTTTTTCCGCGAAAGCGTCCAGCGCAGAGACCTGATCCGGGCCGATCTTGTTGCCGAACCGTGTAACTTCCTCGTTCAGGCGCTTCTGCGCGACCTGAGCGTCGATTTCCGCCATCGAACCCTTGCCGATGGCTTCGGTTGCCAGCGTCTGGACCGCGATATCCTTGTTCAGCGCAGCGGTCTGCTGCTCCAAGGACGCCGTCCGCCGGTCGATCACCGCCCATACAGCGTCGCCAATGCCGATATTCTGTCCTTTGTTGGCAGGACTGTCGATCAGCGCCTTTGCTTCCTCCGCAATCCCTGCCCCAGCAACCGGCCCAAACGCGGCGGCCCCGAGGCGCATCTTGGCGGTCTTGTCCAGATAGGCGTCGTAGACCGGCAGCATGTTGGAAAGCTGGGTTTGAAGCGCCGCGATGTACCCCGGGTATTTCTGGATGCGTTCGACTTCGGCCTTTTCGAACAGTTCAGGCTTGGCGTTGTAGCGGTCCACAACGTCCTGCAGCAGCTTGATGTTGTTGGTAACCTCCGAGATGTTCTTGGCGGTCGGGTCGATTTCCTTGACCACACCCTCCGAGCGCATGTAGGGCGCGCGGTAGACCTGCTTGTTTTCCTTCGCCTGATTGATGATGCCCTGATAGTACTCAACGATCATGTCCGTCTGAGCGTCGCGGAACGCCTTTTGATCCGCCTCAGACGCACCGCCCGGAAGCCCGCCAAACCCACCCGGAGTGGCAAGATGCGAGCGGAAATCTGTCCCCTCCACAATACCCTTGGTGCGCTGGTAACGCTCCGCCGTGGTTTCCGGACGAACCGCTTCGGCTGCGGCCCCCACTGCGGCTGCCATCATGTCGCCTACCGCCACCATGATGCCGGAACTGTTCAGGGCTTGCCCCATGTTCGACAGCAGCAAGTCCCAATTGTTCGCTACGCGCTGAAAGGACTGCGACGACGTTTCGGGAAGGTTCGCAAATTCCTCGTTGATCTTCGGAAGCTGCTTGAGCAGCGCCCCGGTAATCTTGTCGCTGGTCAACTCGCCAGCCGCACCCATCGCCCGGATTTGCCCGACCGAAACCCCGAGGCCGTCCGCAATCGCCTTGGTCAGCGCGGGCATCTGCTCCATGATGGAGCGCAGTTCGTCGCCGTTCAGACGCCCGGACGCCATCGCCTGCGAGAATTGCAGCATGGCTGAGGCCATTTCGCCTTGGCTGGCCCCGGACACCCGGCCCAGCTTTTGCACCGCGTCCGTCATGTCCAGCAGTTGGGCGGTGGTCAGGCCGATGGCTTCGTTGTTCCGCGCCATCCGCAGGTAGCTTTCGGCGGTCTGATTGATCGCCATGCCGTTTTTCTGCGCCATGTCGGTCAGTTGGCCGAACACGCTGGATGCGGCGGAGGCCGACCCATAGATGTTTTTCAACCGCCCTTCGAGAAGGGCATATTCCTCCTGCTGCTTTCCGGTGACGGAAATCAGCGTGGCAAACGCGCCCGCCAGCAGAAGGCTGCCGCCGGTCGCAACGCCCAGCGCACCACCAAGGCCGCCCATGCTGGGCATGAGGCGCATGAGGCTGCCGCCGACGCCCTCAAGGACGCCGCCGAGGCCCTGTCCAGAACCCAAGGCGTTTCCAGCGCCAAGCGCCGCTTGCGACATGGCCTTGATCCCAAGGCCGCCCGTTTGCGCCTTCAGGCCGACTGCTTCGAGAGCGTTCGCCAAACGGACGTGGAACCGGGAGTTATTCTCGGCTTCCGCAGCGGCCTTGGCTTCTGCATCCGCCCGCACCTTTGCATCGGCAGCGGCCTTTCGGTCAGCGTCTGCCTTCTTGCGCGTCGCTTCCTCGGCCCGGCGCGTCGCTTCCTCGGCCCGGCGGGTTGCTTCCACCTCTTGCTGATGGGCTCGCAGCGCGTTGAGGATCGCTGCTGCTTGCGCGTTCACCGCCGCTTCGGCCTGATCCGCCGCCTGAGCGCCTGTGCGGGCCGCTGCTGCGGCCTCATTGCTTTTGGCGGCTGCCACTGCGGCGGCATCGGCATTGGCCTTGTGCGCCGACGCAGCGGCCAGCGACGCCCGTTCCTGTTCGGCAAGGGCATTGGCGAGGTTCTTCAGGCTGCCTGCGGTTTGCATCGCCGCCGCTTGGCCTTGGGTCAGGCCGCTGGTGTCAATGCCGAAGCCAATGCCAAAGATTTCTTCGCTCATGACGCCCCTTTCCTGACCTGATCGATGAAGGCGTCGTCCAGCGCCTCTATCGCGTCAAGTTCCCAATCGGCAAACGTGATCGCCCGGGCATAAGCATATGACCGAATGTCCTCGTAAGAAAGGGGCTCTGGTCCGAAGCCGTTATTGCGACGACGCCTGCTCATTCGCACGAAGTCGTTCCACAGA